GGGAAAGAATGATGTTCAACGGAGAAACATACAAAGACGCTTTTTAAGTCAAAGAGAAAAGTATTTGGCTAATTTAGCAAAAGGACTAAACGAATTTGACAAAGAATCACAAGATAGAATAAAAAGATTAATAGAAGAAATACCAGATATATCTAATTTATTCGGAGGTGCAAATGGCGGTGGTGGCAGCTCTAATAGATTCTTTAAGCAGCAGTTACTTAACTTAGAAAAGTTTATGCTCGATACAAAGAGGCTTATAGAAACTGGGGAAGAGAAAAATCAGATTGAGTTATTAAAAATAAGACAAAAATACGAAGAAGAAGACCTTTTAAGGAGAAAGGAATCTTTTATTGAAAAGCAAAAACAAAGACTTGCAGATTTCAAGAGGTCTACTAACGATGCAGACAAGATAGCGGAAGCACAGGCCCTTTATGACGAGGCTGCTGAAGATGCAGAAGATAAACATGGGCAAGCATTGACTTTATTGCGTAAAAAGCACACTGTTCAAAGAAACAATATGACTATTGAATTGCAGGAAAAGTTTGATGAAGAAATGGTAAATCAACGCCTTAAGTCTATTCAGGCAAGCGAATCTAGGCTTAAGTCTCTCAGGGCTGGAAGTGCTGCTGGTTCTTTAGGAAGGCCAATGAGTGCTGTTGGTGCTGAAGATATAGAAGGTCAGAACGAAGCGGCTAGACAGAGAATGGCTGCTGAACAGGCCAACTTTGAGGACGATTTACAAAGAAAAATAGAAAATCTAACAAATGAGGGCTTTAGCTTGTTGCAAGCAGAACAAATGGTTGCTGGAGAAAGGCACGCATTTCAGATGAGTCAAGCAGAGCAAGAGATAGAACTAGAAAGAAACAAGCTAGAAGCTAAGAAAAACATAAATCAAGAGTATGTTTCTTGGGTTCAAGGTCTTAGTGGTGTATTTAAAAGCATAGCAGGAGAAAACGAGGCACTTGCTACGGCAGCATTAGTTCTTGAAAAGGGAGCTGCTATAGCTGGAGTCATAATACGAACTCAGAGAGCTAATGCTGAAATAAGTTCTAATATGCTTGCAGAACAGGCAGCTTTTAATGCTTCTGCTGCTGCAACATCTCTAGTTGCTCCAACTGTATCTGCTGGATTTAAAGCTGCTGCTGTAACTGCTGGTGTTATGGGTAAAAAGAGAATACTTAAAAACAATATCGGAGCAGGTATATCTATTGCTAAGATTGCAGCTACAACCTTGCAGTCCAGAGGCGGTGCTGGAGGCGGCGGCGGCGAAGGCGGAGGAGAAGGCGGAGGCGGAAGAACCTTTGACTTTAATCTTGTTGGCTCTACAGGACAAGACCAATTAGCACAGGCTGTTGGTGGGCAATTTAGTCAAGGCCCTGTTCAAGCTTATGTTGTAAGTTCACAGATGACATCACAACAACAACTAGATAACATAATAGAGTCTGACGCTACATTTGGTGGAGACAATTAGAAATAAAAACAAAATTAATTGTTATAATATTATGGAAAACTTAGACATATTTGAATTATTCATAGACGAGGAAAACGAATGGGGTGGAATAGAAGCTATCTCTATCGTTGAGAATCCAGCTATTGAAGAAGACTTTATTGCTCTTAAATCACAAGAAGTAAAGCTTGCTGAGGTAAACGCAGAGAAGCGAATCCTAATGGGTGCTGCTTTGATACCAAACAAAAAGATATACAGAAAGAGTGGGGAAAAAGAATACTACATACACTTCTCAGAAGACACAGTAAGAAAAGCATCACAGCTTTTTCTATCAAGGGGTAAACAAAACAACTCAACCTTAGAACACGAAGTTGAGCTTGGTGGTTTATCTGTTGTAGAGTCTTGGATAATTGAAGACGAAGTACAAGACAAGTCTCGCAAGTACAATCTAAATATGCCTGTTGGAACTTGGATGGTTTCTGTAAAGGTAAACAACGATGAAATATGGGAAGAGTTTGTTAAGACTGAAAAAGTAAAAGGCTTTAGCATTGAGGGGTTCTTCAGTGACAAAAACCAGAACGGCCCTAAAGAAAGTGTTGAAGAAGATTTGTCAGCAGAAGACTTAGCTAAAATATACGAGATACAAGAGATTTTAAGTGCAGCTAATAACGTAGAGTTAAAAACCTATGGAGACTATCCACAGGCTGCTAAGAACAACGCTAAGAGAGCTATAGCTTGGAAAGAAAAGAATGGTAGTTCTTGTGGCACAAGTGTAGGCTGGACGAGAGCCGCACAGCTCGCTAGAGGTGCTAATCTCAGCCGCTCCACGATTGCAAGAATGGCTAGCTTCAAAAGACATCAACAACATAAAGACGTGCCTTATTCTGAGGGATGCGGTGGTCTTATGTGGGATGCTTGGGGCGGTTCTGCTGGAGTTAACTGGGCTATCAGCAAACTAAAGAAGATAGACTCTGAGAAGCTACAGAAAGAGCCTATTATGGTCGGAAAAGACTACATAATAGTCGATGACAGATTAGCCTACAAAACCAAAGAGCAGGCTGAAAAAGTATCTAAGGACATGGGGTGTGAGGGTTATCACATACACGAAGTTGAAGGGCAAAACTGGTATATGCCATGTGAACAACATTCACTAGCAGAGGTAGGTCATGGTAAACCACAAAACGCTAAGTACACTACTGATTACGATTTGTTACCAGCTAAACACCCTAAATCAAGCAAGAAATGAGAGCAACCTATTGCAAGTGTAAAAACACATACACTATAAACAACTGTAAGGACTGTAACGCTCCTGACTACTGGAAGCAAGGTATAGGAGTAATTACTGGGGTTCTAGAGTATTATTTACTTCAGGAGAACGGCTTTGAGTTGCTACAAGAAAATAACAATAAAATTAAATTATAATGTCTAATAAAAAAATATCACAATTAACAGAGACTACTGATTTAGTAAGTGCTGATGAATTTGTAGTTGTTGACGGAGGAACTACTAAGAAGATAACATTTGGCAATCTGCAAAAAGAGGTAGTTAACTATTTAGTTCCTGAAAATATTACGGTAAGTGATGGAAACGATATTGACCTGAGTACACTAAGAGATGTTGAAGATGCTGAGTTAATAAGGCTAACTTGGTCTGGTTCAAATGGAAGTATGTTTATGACGCTGCCAGATTGCACGTCTACAAATAATACTAATAGAGTAATTAGGTTTATTTCTGACGGAACATTCTCAACGAACACAAGAGTTCAATTAACGCCTGCATCTGGTCAAACTATAGACGGAAGCGTAAATTCTTATGATATAAACAAAGCACATGAAGGAATACAATTATGGAGTGACGGTGTAGAATGGTTCATTATACAGAAAAAGGCTTAGGTCAAAAATGAAATAAACTTTAACTTAATTGTTATACTAATATAAAAACCTTTAATTTATGAAAGCTACAGAAATTTTAGAGAAACTACAGAATGTTTTTCTATCTGCTGAAGCAGAAGTATCTGAGGCTCCTGTAGAGGAAGTCAAAGAGGAGTTATCTTCTGAAGAAGTAGTAGAGAACGTTGAGTTAGAAGCTCAAGAAGAAGTTAGCGAAGAAGTAGTAGAAGAAACTACTGAGCTAGCTGAAGAAGAAGAAGAGGTTGTAGAAGAAGAAGTGGTAGAAGAAGAAGCTGCTGCTCCTGAATACGCAACTAAGCAAGACTTATCTGACATGAAAAAAGAGTTCATGGAAGTAATTGAAAGTCTTATGAAAAAAGAAGAAGAGTATAAAAAAGAAGTACCAGCAGAATTAAGTTCTGATTTATCAGAAGATGCTGAGGAAATTTCTCACTCTCCTGAGTCTGGCGTTGAAAGCAAAGCTAGATTTGTTATTGGCGGAAACAGACCAATGACTACTAAAGACAGAGTGTTTAATAAAATGTTTAATAATTAATTATTCTAAATAAAAATGGCAACAACAACATCTATTACTACAACTTATGCTGGTGAGAAATTGCAAGGCTTTATCTCTGCTGCATTATTATCTGCTAACACTATTGAAAATGGTGGTGTTACAGTAAAACCAAACGTCAAGTTCAAAGCCGTAATCAAGTCTCTTGCAACAGGAACTTTGATTGCTGATGACACTTGCGACTTTACTGACAGTTCTTCTGTAACTCTCGCTGAGAGAATCTTACAGCCAGAGACTTTTCAGGTTAACTTGCAACTATGTAAGGACGATTTTCGTTCTGACTGGGATGCTATCTCTATGGGCTATTCTGCATTTGACAGCTTGCCTCCATCTTTCGCTGATTACTTAGTAGGCCACGTTGCTGCTAAAGTAGCTGAAGAAATGGAAACTACTATCTGGAGTGGAGCTAACGCTAATGCTGGAGAGTTTGACGGATTCACTGTTTTATTTGCTGCTGATTCAGACGTTATTGACGTAGCTGGAACTACAGTTGACGCTTCTAACGTAATTGCTGAAATGGGCAAAGTGGTTGACGCTATCCCTTCCGCTATCTACGGAAAAGAAGACCTTAAATTATACGTTTCTAAAAACGTAATGAAAGCTTACGTTCGTGCATTAGGCGGATTCGGAGCTTCTGGTTTAGGTGCTGCTGGTTCTGACAACAAAGGAACTCAATGGTATGACAACGGAGCTTTATCTTTTGATGGAGTATCTATCTTTATGGCTAACGGTCTTGCAGACAACAAAATGGTAGCTGCTCAATCTTCTAACTTATACTTCGGTACAGGCGTATTGTCTGACTTAAACCAAGTAAAAGTTTTAGACATGGCTGACTTAGACGGTTCACAGAATGTTCGTGTAATCGCACGTTTCACTGGAGGAATCCAGTATGGTTTTGGAGCTGAGATTGTATACTACACAGCTTAATAAACTGTTCATTTAATATAAGGGGGTGGGTGTCTATCCCACCCCTTTTTTGTTTAACTAATAAAAATATAAAATTATGCCTTGTGATATAGCTACTGGAAGAACGGAAGCGTGTAAAGAAAGTGTTGGTGGATTAAGAAACATCTACATCGGTAACTTTGTTGCTGGACTTCATGCTGACGTACTTGCAAACCTAGACTCTGATGAGCAGATTACTGCATTGACAACTGACCTAGTTGTTTACAAGTTTGAGCTAAGAGGAGAGAACAATACTTTTGAGGAAACTAACGAGAACTCAAGAGACAATGGAACTTCTTTCTGGACTCAAACAGGTTCAATCGTCCTTAAAAAACAAGATGCTGCAACTCAAAAAGCTCTTAAATTACTTTCTTACGGAAGACCTCACGTTTTAATTGAAGACTACAATGGTAACTTTAGACTTGCTGGTGTTCAAAACGGTGTTGAGTTTACCGTAAACACTGCTACTGGCGGTGCTATGGGAGACCTTAATGGTTACAACATCTCATTTGAAGGTAAAGAAACTAGACCTGCTTACTTTGTAGATGCTACAATAGTTGGTACTGGACTTGACTTTGATGTAAACGCTACAGTTATTAATCCGTAATAACTAATCATCTTTAATATTAAGGGGCTCTTGTTTAACATTAGCCCCTTTTTTTATTAAATAAAACAAAAACACCTGTTTGTTGTTATAATACTATGACAATAGCAGACGTAAATAACTTGCCAACAATTACACTTAATGTAACTGGCAGAGAAGGAACAGGGAGTTCTGTAAAGGTAATAAACCAAGAGTCCAAAGAGATTATAGAGGAGTCTACGTTTACATACACTCAAGGAAGCACTTTGACATTTGATATAACAGACTCTGACTTTCTTTCTTCTATTGACAGCGACACAACCTTATCAGTTATACTGATTGAATCTGGTGTTCCTTTGTATAGGGATATTGTTAGGTTTAGTGGAGAGATGAATACTGCTGCTGATTACACGCAGTACAACAACAATGATGATTATTTCATATACGACTCTGACGCTACCTAGAAAGTGTCCTGAATTAAAATTGTTATATATTTAAAAATGGAAAGTAAAAACATTAGAATAATAGAGTTATCTGGCTACCAAACCCCCTTAGTTGAGGAACAATACAACAAGGACTGGGTTAAATATGGAGAAGATAACAACTACTTCAAGACTCTTATAGACAACTACATGGGTTCTCCAACGAACTCTCGTTGTATCAATGGTATTGTTGATATGATTGCTGGTAGAGGCCTAGAGGCTACAAACAGAGAAGATAAGCCAGAGCAGTACATTGAGATGAAGAAGCTTCTTGGGAAGAGAACTGTAAAGAGAATAGCTCACGACTACAAGATGTTAGGGCAAGCTGCTATACAGGTAACATACAACAAGAGAAAGACTAGAATACTTAAGGTATCTCACTTCCCTATGGAAACGCTGAGAGCTGAAAAGTGTGACGCTAACGGAGTTATAAAGGCTTACTACTACCACCCAAACTGGGCTGAGTACAAGACTACTGACAAGCCTAAGAGAATACCTACATTTGGTAACGGAGGCAAGAAGCAACAAAACGAGCTATACATCGTAAAACCTTACAGAAGCGGCTTTTATTATTATGCCCCTGTAGATTACAACGGATGCTTACAATACTGCAACTTAGAGCAGGAGGTATCTAATTATCACATAAACAACATCAAGAATGGTCTGCAACCAAGTTTATTGATTAACTTCAATAACGGCACACCACCTGAAGAAACTCAAGCGGCATTAGAACGCAAAATCTACGAGAAGTTCTCAGGTTCTAGCAACGCAGGTAAATTTATAATTGCATTTAACGAGTCACAAGACACTAAGGCAGACATAGAGCCTATACACTTGCCTGACGCTCATGCACAATATCAATTTATGTCTGATGAAGCTAGAGAAAAGATTATGTTAGGTCATGGCATCGTTTCTCCGATACTTTTAGGTATCAAGGATAACACTGGCTTCGGAAATAACGCAGAGGAGCTTAGAACGGCTGCTGTGCTTATGGATAACGTAATTATAAGACCATTACAAGACGGAATTATTGAGGCACTAGAAGACATATTAAAGTTCAACGATATTGACTTAGACTTGTACTTTATAACCTTACAGCCTATTGAATTTACAGAGTTAGACAACATATCTACTAAGGTAAAAAGAGAGGAAGAGACTGGAGAGAAACTAAGCTCACAGGTTGAGGTTGAACAGGAGATAAACGAGATAGAAGTAGAACTAAAAGACGAAGAGGAATAATGTCAACAAAAGCACTATTTATAAGCGTAGCCGACCTTAAGAAAAGGTCTATTATTGACGGTAATGTTGACAGCAGCAAAATCGTTCAATATATTGAGGTTGCTCA